GAATCAGCTATCTCCTACAACGGGGATGGTAGGATTTATTCTAATTATAATTTTGCTACGGTTGTCACGGGGCGTCTCTCCTGCTCGACCTACTCAGTAGGAAAAGAAAAGAAGGGAGTCTCGTTTCATACTCTTCCTCGCTCTACATCATCCGATAGAATTAATATTAGGAATTTGATGAGGGCTGACGAAGGAAAGGTTTTCTTAGCCGCTGACTTTTCTCAGGCGGAGCTACGAGTACTTGCCCAGTGCTGTAAAGATTCGGCACTCATAGAAGCGTTTAATTCAGGCAAAGATCTTCATAGTTTTACAGCTTCTTTGGTTTTTGGAAAACAGATAAGTGAGGTTACTAAAGAGGAGAGACAGATTGCTAAGTCGGTTAGTTTCCTTATTGTATACGGAGGGGGCCCATACAAACTTGCATGGCAAATTAAAAAGAGTGTAGGATATGCCAAGGACATTTTTTCCGCATACAAGAATGCCTTTCCTAAAGTGTTTACGTGGATAGAACATGTTCACAGGTTTATTCGACAAAATGGGTACGCAGTCAGTTTATTTGGACGCCGGAGACACCTCCCCAATGTTCACAGCCCCTTAAAATCATACCAACAGAGAGCCCTTAGGCAGGGCCTGAATTTCGTCATCCAGAGCTCCGCGTCAGATTTAATGCTGCATGCTTTGAAACGGCTGGCCCACTATAAAGAGATAGTAGATGTTGATTTTGATATTCTTGCCACGGTTCATGATTCCGTTGAAGTTCAATGTGGGGTAGATAATATTACAAAGGTAGCGGAGATTTTACAGTTTGTTCTTCCCATGACAGATGATTTAAATACTATGTACGGCCTTGATTTTGTTGTACCTTTTGAGGTGGATGTTGAGGCTGGGACTTCTTTTGGTAACCTTACGGAGGTGGAATATGATAAGGGGGGGCATGTGCTTAATTTATCTGAGGTTGAATCTTTTATAGAAAATGCATAGAGTTGTTATACTAACCGACCTTCATTTGAGGTCTGATTATATGCCTGGGTATTTGGAGACTCAATTGAGTACTTTACGTGAGCTCGTAAATAGGGAACCTCCTGATTCTGTTGTTATAAATGGTGATATTTTTCACCGTAGGAATCCCAAGGGAGAGGAATTACTGGCGTTTAGAAAACTGCTAGAAAGTTTAGATACCAATAAAATTTATGTTAATAGGGGGAATCATGATACAGTTAAGAAGGACGGTAGTAGCGATACCACACTAAGTCTCTACGGGGACATCGCTCATATCATATCAGAATATGAACAAATAGATTTGGGAGGCGTCACGTTTGATTTCATACCTCATTTTGAGGACGAGTCTCATATAATAAAGTGCCTTAAAAAGACGCAGAACCCTATGTTTGGACATTTTGGATTTGATGGTTGTGTTTCTCACGGACATTACTCTTACGAATCGGACGTTAAGCAACACCACTTCGGAGACCGGCTAGTCTTTTTGGGGCATATACATTCTCCTCAACGTTACGATGATAATATTTTAGTTCTAGGGACACAGTATTCGACATCCTTTGGAGAACCCAACTCTCAGAAGTACCTACACGAATTACTTATAGAAAACGGGGAAGTGGAGATCGTAAGAGAACCAATAAACTTTGGTATTAGGCACATCGTGTGCTCTGTGAGTTCTCTGGAAAAGGCTTCCACCAAATATGATTTTGAATCCTTTTTTATAATCTTACGCTTAAAGTTGGATAAGTTGGATGAAGGTTGTGAAAGAGAACTCGCTGACGAGATCTTGGCCAAATACCACGTTAATCATTTAGAGATAGCTTTTTCGGATGTGCTGCCCAAATATGATTCTTCGCATGTTGATTATGAATCTATTTTAAGGATAGACGATAAGGTAATAGAAGAGTATATTGATAATGCGACTACGATATTTTCGAAGAAGGAATTACTCCGTGCGTTGGACGACATAAAAACCTATGAAAATAAATAGCATCAAGATCGAGAACTTTTTGTCTGTGCAAAAGGCAGAAATAGATTTTGAAGATTTTTCCGAACTTGTGCGCGTGGTAGGCGTTAATGCGGATACTAATCCTAAAAGTTCAAATGGGGCCGGGAAGAGTACTATAATCGAGGCGATTGCTTTTTCTCTATTTGGAAAAACTATTCGTAAAACTAATGAGAAGAGTCTTACAAATGTGCACGCCACTGGAAAATGCAAAGTCACTATTACGGTAAATGATACCGTTGTAATTGAGCGTACTAAGAAGCCTCCCATGTTAACGGTACTTGTGGACGGGGAAAACTGTACCAAGGATAATATTCAAAATACGCAGAAATACCTCGAAAACTTTTTAAACATAAACCCCTCTGTATTTTTGGCGTCCGTGGTGTTTGGACAAGGAAACTCTACTAATTTTCTGACCTCCACGGCAGAAGAAAAAAGAACTATTATACAAAGCTTCTTAAATGTTTCAGATTTGTTCAGGGAGAGGTCCAAGATCAAGACGCTTAAGTCTGCTTATACCAACGAAAAGAAAGTCGCACTAACATTATCTGAAGATGCTACCAAGAGTCTCGAAAAATTAAAAGAGAAGAAGAAGACACTAATAAAGCTTGGTAAAAAGGTGGACTCGTTGTTCAGTTCGGAGAAGGCCCATTTTATAAGGAAGCATTCCCTTCTGGAAATTCAGGAGAAGGAACGCACCTACAGGGAAATAGAAATGGAACGAAAAACTTTGGCCCTCCAACTTGCTGAAGAAATTAGGAACGTTGAGCGCACGAGAGAACGAATAAAGAATAACAAAGACATGGCATGTGAACATTGTGGAAAAGTGTCTTTGGGCGCTTGGGAACGAATTAAGGAAGATGAACAGCGCGTTACTAAATTAGGCCACAGTATAGAGAGTAAAGGGAAAGAACTCACTCAGCTCGACCAATCCTTAGAAGAAAATCATATACCAGTTTCTCTGAAAGACTTCGAGTCTATTGAGGAGGCTAAGATGATAGAGACCGAATTAAAATTTCTTAAGGAGCAGGCTGATGACCAGATCAAAACATGCACTAAGTATAAGAGGCGCATTGAGCGTTCCCAAAAGGAATACGATCTTATGCGTTTTTGGGAAACTGCTTTCTCAGAACAGGGCCTCGTTAGGTATATAATTAGGAACATTCTTTCTTTCTTTAACGAGAGAAGTAATTACTATCTTGGTTTTTTAACAAACGGAAATTTTACAATTACTTTTTCGGAAGTGCTGCAGGACGAGATAAAGAATAAAGGTGTTGAATTAGCATTTGATGCGTTGTCTGGCGGTGAAAAGAAAAAGGTTTCTTTAGCTGTTATGCTTGCCTTGAATGATCTATTGTTACTTACTGGCAAAGACAGGTCCAATGTCGTGTTTTTCGACGAGATTGCGGACTCTCTAGATGATGAAGGAATAAAAGGTCTTTATGAATTGATACAACAGATAACCGGATCGAAAAGGTTATTTGTTATAACACACAATGAGTATCTTAATTCTTTAATAGAAGACTGGTCAGATATTTTGCTAGTCCGTAAGAAGAACTACGTAAGTACCGTAAGGAAGATATAATGCCTGAATACAATCATGAATGCGTCACGTGTGGTCCCATTATAGTCGAGACCGATACTCCCTCTGAGTATGCTGCTTTTGAAAAAGAATTTGGGCGAAGTGAGCGAGGGGATATTCAAGTACCGTGCCCTGAATGCGGGGAGATGGCTCCGAGATCTTATGACGGTCCTCCTCCTGGCATGATAGTGAAGGACGGCAAACTCTACAAGACTGTGGACTATGCTGTGGGAGCTGTAGATAAGTGGTGGGAGAACGAAGTAAACAATACAAAGGAAGTTTTGCGCTTTAAGAGCGGTGTAAGCCCCTACGGGCACATGACAGCAGATCCCGCTGACATTGGTTTTAAACCCGTGTCTGAAAAAACAGCGAAGGCGCGAGCAGAAGCGGCAAAGAAAACTTTAGGGGACGTTAAAGCTAAGACTGACAGTGAGTTATCTAAGCGTTAGTACTAATATTAAGTCTGTAGTGTAAAACGAGCCTGTCAGCAGCTATAATAGAACGTGGCATACACCTTCCAAGACTCTATTCAACGGGGAGTCATTTACCTCGCTAAATCGGATGAGAACTTCCTCGTCCAGATTATGCCTATGGTAAAAGCGGACTACTTCGAGTTCCCTTCTCACCAGAAGATGTACACGGTTATCTGTGATTTCTATTCGACGTATTCCAAATCTCCAACGGATGATCAGCTGTTAGAGGAAGTAAAAAAGATACAGGTTTCCCACGAGTTATTTGGGGATTACAAGGATGAACTGGCTTGCATTAATGAACTTGATGAAAAATCCCTCGACAATCAAGAGTATTACATTGACCTCGTAGAAGAGTTTGCTAAAGAACAAGCCATTAAAGAAGCTATTCTAAAGTCTGTAGACCACCTTAAGAAGAAAAATTATGAGGCGATTGAGGATGAGGTCCGTGCGGCCTTTTCAGTAAATCGTAATGTGGACCTGGGGACTGATTATTTTACCAGTGTGCAGGAGCGGTGGGACCGTCTGAATGATTCTTCTAAGGAACCCAAATTCCGCACACCCTTCGAATCTATTAATGAGGCTTTGGAAGGGGGGCTCGCCCATAAAGAACTGGGGATGGTTGTTGCTCCTCCCGGCGTGGGGAAATCTCTTTTCTTGGCCAATCAAGCGGCGCGTTCGATCCTTGATGGTTACGATGTTCTGTACATATCTTTAGAAATGGGGGAAGATCGCGTGGCTCAGAGATTGGATAGTATTTTTACTAGGATTAAGCAACGAGAACTTTCATGTCGCGTAGAGGATATTGAAGATCGCCTGCAAATGATTTCTGAACAATGGGAAAACAGGGGTCGTTTAGTTATTAAAGAGTTTCCAACCAAGAGGATGTCCGTTACAGGCCTCAGAGCTTTTCTCAATCAGTTGAAGAATTACCAGGACTTCACCCCCGACGTTCTTATAATAGATTACTTGGAGTTGATGAAAACCGACAAAGATGCGGCGGAATATCAAGCGCAGGAAAGGCTTGCCCAGGAACTGCGAGGTATCGCCAGTGAAAGTGGCATCTTAGTTTGGACTGCAACTCAAACAAATAGAGAGGGCAAGAAAGTAAATATTATTACAGATGCGGAGTTAGCCGATTCGTATGGAAAAATTCGTGTATGTGATTTGGTGTTTTCTATTAACCAGACCGAACAAGAGTTTGATGGGGGTACTGCCCGTCTTTTCTTGATGAAGTCTAGGAACGGCAGAGCACGTTTTGTTGTTCCGGTAGCAGTGGATTATTCCAGACTAACAGTAACTCAATCTGTTCCCGATGACTATGAGAGTGTTTCATGACCATGAATGATATAGAAAAAACATACGAACATATAGAAGAATCGTATATGGAAATCACTAAGCGTTACCTTAAAATAGATGAAGATTCTATAGAAGCTGCTTTGTATCATCACACAGGAATTTTTGCATTTTTTAGCGCAGTATTGGCGCATGCAAAAAGGGAAGTGGATCGCGCGTCCCGAGCTTATGATCAATCCGAGGCTCGATGCAGGGAAGAAAGGCGCTGCGAGTTGGTGGAGGCCGGGAAGAGAGCCACTGATCGTTCATTGGACTCTTATGTAAAAACTCTAGATGAGTTGCAACAAAAGAATGAGTTAGTCGATGAGGCTTCGCACAAGTATCATTTGGCTAAAAATATTGTAAATTCACTTGTTCATCAGAAGGATATGCTCGTGCAGATCTCGGTGAATAAGCGTGCGGAAGTTAAACTTATTGGGAATATCGACTGATATAATAGGTTTGAAGACTATAACATAGTGGGGACTTTCCCCACATGCAAACACACTAATAACAGGTAAAACTATGGTAAATATTGACGAACTAAGAAAGAAGTACGATCAGATTCAGAACGCTTCCCAGGGAGGTAATTCAGATTTCCTCAAGAAGTTTTTCATGATGGAAGAAGGTACTTCGATTGTGCGCGTTCTTCCTCCGAGTGATGGAGATGAGAACGAATTTTATGCTGAGACGGCTATCCACCGTGTTGATGACAGGAATCATCATTGTCCGCGTGTTAAGGGTGACGACTGCCCTGTCTGCGATTTGTATTATCGCTTGTGGAAAATGGATAATGATGGTGCCCATGATGTTGCGAGGCAAATCAAGCCGCGTAAGCGCTACTACATGAATGTTGTTGATCGTCGCGATGGAACTGTTCGGATTCTTTCGGTGGGTATGAAACTCTTCGGGAAGATTCTTGACGTTTTCTTTGACGAGGACTACGGAGACCTTACTGACCTTAAGGAAGGTTGGGACTTCAAGGTTGTAAAGGATACGCAAGGTCAGTGGCCTAACTACGATAAGTCTTCTCCCAAGCCTAAGGCCACCTCTGCTGGAACTGCTAAGGAAGTGGCACAGTGGATGGATGAACTTCATGATATTCATGGTCTTGTAAAGGTCGCGACTTATGATGATCTTAAGAAGATGGCTATGGACATTGAAGGCGTAGTGACTGGCCGTCCGACTGGGACTTCGGATCCGCAAGCGGAATCTGCCGACGAGAATGATGAGGATTACATTGCTCATCTTAAAAGTCTCAATGTTGATTAAGTACTAGTTCATAAATTTAAATAAGAAGGGCGGTTTTTATAGCCGCCCTTTACTTTTATAGGGTAACCACTAGTAGTTTTTCTAATGCCCATCTACGAATACGAGTGTAATAATTGTAAGAATATAGTGGAATTCATTCAGTCTATTACAGAAGGGCGAAAGAAGAAATGCCCTAAATGTCTGAAGATGAGGTTGCGGAAGTTACCGAGCCATGGAGTTTCAGCCCACTTCAAAGGCTCTGGATTTTATTCAACGGACTATAAACAATGAAAAAAGAAAAGCTTAAGATTTTGGCATGCCCAGCAAATGAAGGCGGATGTGCGTATTATAGAATTATACTTCCTATGAATAAGTTGGCGGAGCTTCATGGCGATGAAGTTGAGGTTCGTTTCGATAGTAACCCATTGGGGTGGGACCTCAGCGCCATGCAGAAAGCACAAAAGCCGGGACTCACCCTTCCTGATTGGACTGATGAGAATCTCAAATGGGCTGACGTTGTCTTCACGCAAAATATACACAATTTTGGGGGTCCTTATACCTTTGAATTGTGCAGAACGGCAGCGGCGATGGGGAAGCTTACTCATTTTGATAATGATGATCTGCTTACTGAGCTTTACTCGGGGCATAGATTGTACGATGCCTATGTCGATAACAAATTGGCTGAGATAACAAAACAAATTTATAGCTTTGTGGATATAGTTTCTGTTACACAAAGGAAGTTTGCGGAGAGGATTGCGCCATATGTGGGAAGAGCACTCGTTATTATAAAAAATTCAATTGATTATAACTTGGAGTGTTGGAATGCTGTTTCCATCCCTCCTTCTAATAAAAGAGTAACTCGGTTGGGGTGGGTAGGAGGAATTCACCATGAAGAAGATGTTAAGGAATTTCCCGGCGTAATGCTTAGTGTTAATGCGAAGGTAGGACCAGAAAACGTCCACTGGGGTTTCTATGGCCGCCCTCCCCTCATTCCGAACCCCGAGACCGGTGAGATAGAGCGCGATTGGCAACAGGATGTGTGGGACAATTATGAAAAACATTTGAAGAGCGGAGCGAGGCACAAGAATCATCGAGTGTACAGCGCATTACCTGCTGAGAAGTATGGCCTGATGTACACCAACATTGATGTGGCTATAGCCCCTCTCCAGATGAACCCTTTTAATGATTCTAAGTCTGAGATTAAGGTAGCGGAGTGCGGACGATATGGAGTTCCGCTCGTTGCTAGCGATGTAGGGTGTTACGATGAAACTATAACTAACGGTGTTACTGGATATCTCATCAGCCCCGACAATCCTCGTGCCGAGTGGACGAAAATACTTAGAAAGATTATTAAAGACAAAAAGCACAGGGTTGAAATGGGCCAAAATCTTAAGGTTATCGTTGACGAACACTTTGATATTAATAAGAATGTACGAGGAAGGGTCAATCTCTACCGTGAGATTATGAAGACGAAGGAAGAGGTTATGAAGAGGGGGAGTCACCCCACCAATACAGATGCAGAAAGCGGGTCCGGTTGTACATCTGTTATGGATGGTACTCTTTCTACAGGGAGGGACGTTTCTAATGACTGAGAATTCTAGGGATAGGGACAGCGTATATATCGGCTATAGCTTGTTCAACAGGGTGGACAGCCTAAAGTGTAGTCAGGAAATGATTCGTACTTACTTTAAGCAGCGTTCTTATACTTTAGGAGTTTATTACAACGGGGAACATGAGCCGCCTTATGATGGGTATGTAGAAGATCACCTTATAAAAGGACAGCCTAAAGAAAAGCAAAATGGCTCTCGTGATGCAGCGAATGTGTTGTATGCTAATGCACTAGAGACTAACTGCAGATGGTTTATTTATACAAACGCAAACACTGTCTTCTTTTCAGAGAGTTGGATAACTACGTGCATTAGGGAAATGGAGGAACAGGGTAAGGTTTTGGGGACATATGGTGCGCCCTACCCTACGGCAGGGACTGGATATCCATTTTGTACTGAAGTTGTTTTCTTCGATTTGGAGTCTCCTGTGTTTGAACAATTGTTTCCGATACCGGCCTGGGAAGAACCTGACGTAGAAGGACATGAGCCGTGGGTAAATCCTATTTACGAGGAATATTTCATGATGTCTTTTTATAAAGCTGTTTTGGAATCAGTGGACGGACGATCTTATAATTCATTTTATGATGCTTTTGACGAAATACAACATAATAGAAACTTGAAGCGTTTTGAAGACGACTTCATCTACCGTTTGCCCGGCATGGAGCTTTGGAATCAAGAACGAGATTTGTATACTGACCCCGGTAACACCTATCATTGGGAGGAAATGGATAGGACTAGTCGGAGGTGGGAGCATATGGGAGTGGGGGTGTGGCATGGACACGACCCAGAGAGACTAAAGAAGCATTTTATTGATAGAGGTTTTCCTGGATTGTCGTTTCCTCCGACTATAACGAAGTTGGTAAGCGAGACTGATTTAGATTGGTTTGACAAAGGAAGTAATAAATTTTAATGAAAGAGTTGTCTAAAAACCCTTCGGTTTGTTGTGTTATGTGTACGTATGGTAGATTTGAAACTGTTCGCCAGTCAATCTCCATGTTTCTCCATCAAGATTATAAAAATAAAAAGTTGGTGGTTTTTAATACGGCTGAAGAGCCCTTAAATCCTGACACATATCTTCATAGTTTGAATAACGTAGTGTTTGTTAACCAACCTCTAAAGGCGGATGGCACTCCCTACAAATCGTTGGGAGATGTAAGAACCGCTTCTCTTGCTCATGCGCGCGGAGACATTTATATTTGTTGGGACGATGATGATTTGTTTCTTCCGTGGCACATATCTCGGGGTGTTGAGAAACTAAAGGCGTCTGGAAAAGCTGCGTGGAAATCGGATGTTTCGTACTGGAGCCGAGATGGTGGGAAGACTTTCAATGAAGTTATGGGGAATTCCATGGAGGCGTCAGTTTTGGCGCATATGGATGTGGTGCAAGAGCATGCCTTTTCTTTAGGCAGATCGGGAGCCGAGCACGTAGATGGTGGGTGGTATTCGTGGTGCAATGATAATGATGAATTGTCCATTGAGAATATAAGTCCCTGGGAAGGTTATGGTTACATGTGGGGGGATCCTCTGTGCGGCGATAAAACTAGCGGCCATATTGGAGATCCTGATAATTTTGAAAGGCACAAACGGGAGAGTACGGATTTTGGACAGGGACGCCTTCTTACTGCTAAGTCTTTTGATGGTATAGAATCATTTTTGCGTTCCACGTATACGATGTGGGTGCAGAGCGATCACGACAGTGTAACGAGCAGGAATAGTTTTTCTGAAGAGTCTCTCGGAGATCTTAGGGATCTTATTAGATCTCAGTACGAAAAATATCGTATGCCATCCCCTGCTGAGTTTGAACCAAGTCCTCCCGTGAATGTTACGGCACCAGAAAGCGAAGATTTTGTAGATAATTTCTGGGAATGGTTTGAAAGTGATGCTTATCCTCGATTGAAAAAGCATATCACCGCTATCTTAAGGGAGTCCACATGAGTTTTTTAGATGACATATGTAAGGAATTAGACGGGGCTGCTCTCCTTTCTGAGGAAGGTCACCTGCATGGGTTTGTAGACTCAGGATCCTACGCTTTGAACAAGATTTTATCTGGAAAATACGACGGGGGGTATCCTGTAGGGGCTATCACAGAGATTTACGGAGAAAGCAGTACTGCCAAGACCGTATTTCTTACGCACGCGTTCGTGAGTGCCCAGAGGGAGGGGTATCACACCATCATGATAGATAATGAGCACGCGTATTCTCCTTCTTTTGCCCAGACGTTAGGTGTAGACCCGGAAAAACTGCTTTACCTTATGCCAGAGACCATGGAGGAGTGCTTCCTCGCAATCGAAAATGTTATTAAAGTTATTAGAGAAAAAGACTCCGAAACTCCTATCGTTATTGGCTATGATTCCATTGGTGTATCCCCGACACAGAAGGAGATGTCTGATGATTTTGGGAAAAACAGCGAAATGGGAGGAGCGCTCCGGGCGAAAGTCGCGGGCCAATGTCTACGCCGCATTAACCCGCTTCTTAGGAGATATAAAGCGGCGCTTTTGATTGTTAACCAAGTTAGAAGTAAAATAGGTGTGATGTTTGGAGACCCACGCACTAAAGCAGGGGGTGGAAAGGCTCTCCTTTATTATTGTGGTGTTTCTTTGGAAACAGTATCGAACAAGAGTGATATTTTATATGATGAATATAAAAACCCTTTAGGTATCAAAGGAACCCTGAAATGCGTGAAGAATAAAATTACCGTTCCGTACCAGAACTGCACCTTTGAACTTTTGTACGATAAGGGACTTACTCCCACTTACGGCTTGACGCTGTCTGCGTATAAAAAGGGACAAGTTACTTCCCCCTCCAAGGGATGGTATTCTATGGACGGAAAGAGCAAGCATCGTGCGGCGGACCTAGACTTACTGTTGTCTGAGAAAATTATTGCGGGCGATCTCACGTGATTCCCCTTTTTAAAGTTTTTATGTCCGATACTGCGGCGAGTGCCGTTGAGAAAGTTCTTGCAAGTGGGTTTGTGGGGGAAGGTCCCAAGGTAAAAGAATTTGAACGGAAACTCAGAAAATGGTTCGGGGTTTTTCATCTAGCGGTTACTAATTCAGCGACCTCTGCAGAGCACTTAGCATTAAGACTTATAAAGGATCCGTACCGCATTGTGGACGGCGATGAAGTTTTAGCTACTCCACTTACATGTACGGCCACTAATTGGCCCATTTTGGCAAATAATTTAAAGATTAAGTGGGTGGATGTAGACGAACGTAATTTGAATATGGATCTGGATGATCTAGAAAGGAAGATTACGCCAACAACGAGGGTTATATTTTTAGTTCACTGGGGTGGTTATCCTGTAGATTTAGACAGAATAAAGGAAATACAACAAAAAACTAATGACCTGTATGGGTTTACTCCTGTTGTTATCGAAGACTGCGCACACGCATTTGGAAGTACTTACAAGGGTAAGAAACTCGGCAATCATGGTAATTTTTGTACCTTTAGTTTTCAGGCCATAAAACATATGACCAGCGTAGATGGCGGCGCGTTGGTATGCCCCGATGAGGAAGTGTGGGCGAGAGCAAAGCTCTTGCGGTGGTACGGAATTGACAGAGAAACGGAGAGGACTGATTTTAGGTGCGAAGCGGATATTCCTGAGTGGGGATATAAATTTCACATGAACGATGTTAACGCTTCTATTGGTATAGAGAACTTGAAGCACGCTGACTGGGTCATACAGCAGCATAGAAGTAATGCTGCTTACTATGATAAAAATCTTTCCGGTGTGACTGGCGTAGAGATTTTGGAAAGAGCTAACGACAGGGAGTCGTCTTTTTGGATTTACAGTATGCTTGTTGATGATAAGTCTTCCTTTATGAGCCACATGCAAGATAAGGGTATTGCGGTAAGCCAAGTCCACGAAAGATTC